TACCAAGACAAAATCACACCTGCCGCTGCAGTTGTAATTTGTCCTGCCATGCGAGTATCGAAACCAGCAAAATCTCCTGCGATCATATTCGTAGTGGTAAACGTTGTCAAAAAGTCATGCAACGATTTCCAATGTTCTGATGTAGCATTCACTCCAACAAAACATTCTGTTTCCTTCTGAAACATACGAATAAATTCTGGTACTCCCGATAAAACTCGTCGCGAAGCAACAAAATTCGCAAAAGGTGAACCGTAAAATTTCCTTACTTTAGCAATAGCTTTTTTGTTAGGTAATAATTCATTCACTTTGCTTGAAGCTTTGTAAATTGGTTCACTACGTTCACCATTTTTCCAAGATTCTAAAGTTCGATCAATTTCTCCTTGGATATCAAAATCTCCATTGAATTCCCGAGGGATTTTCACTAAAGATTCATCCATAGGATCTCGAACTAAACATTTCTTCTTAGATTTCATGATAGGAAAACCTGCAGAAGTATCATTCGGTAAACCGAATAAACATCCATCATGAGTTCCATTCATAGCTTCTTCTTGAGAGTAAATTCGCAAATGCTTCTTCAGCATCTCTTTATTCTCTCTGATCACTTGCAATGTTTGTTGTTTGTAATCATTGATAGCTTTTCCAAGAATGTCGTGTTCATAATGTTGAACTGGATTCGTAAGCTTATTCAGCGTATTCATCGTTTTTGCAACATCATTAGGATCTTTGGGAGGTCGGTGTTTACGTTCTCCAAACACTTCAACACCTTTGAAGGGTGTAGGAATATAAGGAGTTCGTGTCGCAGAAATCATTTCTTGACCACCTTTGAGAACTTTTCCCATGTAAGTTACAACGGATTGACTTCGTGTGCCATCTTCTCTCATATAGAGAGGAACACCGGGTACAACTGTGAAATCAGTTCCGTAAGTATCTACACGTACTTCTCCCATACTGGCAACAACCATGTTAGGAGATGTAGCATGAATTTTCTCAATACCTACTTGCAACATCGGACGAGTGATATTGGTCAACCACACTTGTGATCCTCCTGCTGTCAATCCTGCAATATGGAAACCATAAATGATTCCAGATTCATTATCGATATAAGGAGCACCACATAAACCAGGAAATGAATTGAATTGTGTAGTTCCTGTGAGTGGTTTATCACAATGGTAAGCATAGGATCTTTGTCTGACCCCCCACATACCGGGTGTTTCACGATATCCACAGTAATCAATGTAGTTCGTACCTCTTGCACTAACATAAGGACGCAATGCCTGTTTGGAAGTGTAGATTTCACCTGATGGACCTTTGAAGATCAATCGAGTAGTTCTGCTACGAAATGATGCATCTTCCTCTGCGAAAAATGGCAACAAATCTTTACCCGGAGGTGCAGATGGTAAATGAACCAAACACAAATCACGATTTGGTAGACGATAAACATAAGATTCGTTCAAACGTTGATCTTTAGATTTCGCCGTAGCCACATCAGGTGCTGTAGATGTCTCAATATCAAAAGTTGTTTCAGGAATTGCATGATTAGGTACTAAAATAATATTACCCGAAACCATCATTCCATTGACTGATCCAAAGACTTCACCTTGTGATTTAACGACTACTACACGTAAAGTTTTCCGCAATAAAGCTTCTAACTGATCTGCAGTAGTTGTTTTCGAAACGTTTGTGACTGCTGGTGGTAAACGTGAAAAACCTTCTTTGTAATCACGCTCATCTTCTGCACTCCTCGAAATAAATTGCCCACCAGGCAATCGAAGAATATTCTTCAGCCAATCGGCTTTATCATCGAAAAATGAGATAGTATCTTCAGCTGTTCCACCGATATCTCGCATAGCTTGCCATGTTTTGTACACACGGTACAATACATAAAATGATGCAGCTCCAGAAAAATACTTTAAAGCATTATTTTTGAAGTGATCACGTACAGTAATGCAAACACTCGAAAGTCGATCAAGACGATTACTCAATTCTTTCTCAACTTGGTATCGAATGTAACGGTTAATACCACCTAATCCCATCAACAACACACTATAAAGAGCGAGGCGAAGAGAAGGTGGCATCAAAAAACCAAAGAATGCAACACCAACGAATAATCCAATCCCTTGAGAATAGATTTTACGTTTGCGATACATCTGAACAAGTGTGATATTGTCAACAACTTTGTTATACATAATTTCTCGATCAAATGATAAGAAACCATACATATCCCATAATTGAGCTGTAGAAAGTGATGAAAAATATCCACCAAATTGAGCTTCAAGTTCAGGAGTTGCTTCTTCTTCTTCAGAAGGAACCTTTTCACACAAACATAAATGTTCAGCGACTCGACAACAAGGACAGTAAGCTGTATTCAACATCTTAATATTCATTGCCATCTTCACCTGTTGGCGTTTCCGATGATTTTGGATATCTGTTCCTAAGAAACGAAGGAAATATTGAAAATCCAATCCATCATCGGCAACATGACCATCAGCCCACTCATCCCGTGAAATCTTTTTGAAAAAAGCAACTTTTCCATGCATACATTCAAATCTCTCCAGAGATAAATCATATACATCGAAACGTGTCTCTTCCAAATCGATCAAACCTCCATATTCATTACGAAATTGTTCACGAATGGTGACGTGAACATGGAGTGGGAAACGACGAAGAATAGATTCTGGACAATTGGAATTATCCGCGACTTTCAAATCTTCGCAATTTGTGGTGACAATCACAGCATCATTTCCAGGATATTTCATTCCCTTATCTGCCACTGCTGCCTTTTCCAATGGACGAGGTACTGTGTTAATATAGTTTAAAATACGATCATAATTGATTTTCTCACCTGATCGATTTGCAACATCATCACACACAATAAGCTTGTGCACTGGTTCGACTGTTGATTCGTATTTTTCAGCAATATTAGAAGTCACAACAAGATTTCCCTCACTGGGATCATGTCCATAACTAGCCAAAATTGTTTTACTCATCAAATCCGTTAAAAATGATTTACCACATGAAGATGGCCCAGCTAATTTAACAGCATAAGGTTGTTCACGTGACGGATTTTCAGTCATTTTTGCAAAGAAAGCATGTTGTTTTTCCGTTAATGTTTTCACAAAATTGGAAAGAGCTAATCTCTGTTGCACACTTGTTGTGCGCTTAGATAAACTCCATGCTTCTTTGATGGCACTTGCCAAACGCTTTTCATACGTCTTGCAATCCATGTTGTAGTGCGTTTTCAACATGACTTCTTTGCCATCAATCGCAAAAGGATACGCTTGTTCCAGCG